CAAAGATGACTGGCAACAGGCAACCGGCTTGTGCACCCGCTGCGGCGGCGATGGCCAGGTGGTCACCAGAATCGACAGCTCCGGCTCCATCGGGCACAAGCCCTGCGACGCCTGCGGTGGCACCGGGCGGGCGGTGGCGCCATAACCCGCAACCTCACCCGAGAACTGGAGCGGGACCGCGCCGACTCCCGCCGCCTGCTGCGGTGCCGTTTGCTGGGCTACGGCATCCCCTGCCTGGTAATCCCCCTGCTCGTTGGCGGCTGGCTCTGGCAGCTGCACCACCCGGACCCCGGCGACTCGTTTCCCGAGATGCGCCGATCCTCTGGCGGGGAGGTGCAGCTGTGAGCGTTGAGCACCTGGGAGATGGCGTCTATGCCACCTTCGACGGCTACGGCATTGAGCTTCGCGTCAACGACCACCGCACGACCCCGTGCGTTTACCTGGAGCCTGATGTAGTTGCTGCATTGGCCAGTTTCCTGGAACGCCAGCAGCGGGAGGTGCAGCTGTGAGCAGCACCACCAACCGCCTACCGCTTGCCGAGGCCAGGCACATCGCCGTCGGCGTGATGCTGCAGCTGGAGCCTCACTGCGAGGTAATCAGCCTAGCGGGCTCCATCCGCCGGGATCGCCCCACGATCGGCGACATCGAGATCGTCTGCGTGCCCAAGGCGTATGACGCCACACCGCTGTTCTGCAGTGGCCTCGCCACTGTGGTGAACCAGTGGGAGAAGGTGCGTGGGGAGCTCCCCTGCCGTTACACGCAGCGGATACTGCCGGAGGGGATCAAGCTCGATCTGTTCATGGTCCATCCCGACGGCTACGGCCTGCAGCGGGCGATCCGCACCGGCTCGGCTGACTGGTGTCGCACGGTGCTGGCGCCGGCCTGGGTGCGGGCTGGCTACCGCTTTGATGGTGGCCTACTGCGCGACGCCGATGACTCGGTAGTGCCAGTGCGCACCGAGCCGGAACTGTTCCGGCTGATCGGCCTGCCCTGGGTGCATCCGCGGGATCGGGAGGTGCAGCCGTGAGCACCCTCCCAAAGAGCACCCTTCTAGCCCGGTGCTACAGCGCCCACGGCACTGCCGCCCCCTGGCGAAATGTCAGCCTGGTCGGCGTCAACGCTGTCGTTGGGCAAATTGCCGCCGAGTTGAACGCCGCTGGCCACCGCGACGCCGCCCGGTTCCTGCTGGAGCAGCTCAGCCCCAAAGCCATCCCGTTGCACCCGCCAGGGGATGGAGGTGCGGCGTGAGTGATCCCGTCAACCACCCAGACCACTACACGGCCGGCCCCGTGGAAGTCATCGACATTTTGGAGCAGGCCGTAGCCGATGCCCCGAGTGCAGTTCTGGCCGGCCTGCAGTGGCAAGCACTCAAGTATTTGTTACGGATGTGGCTGAAAGGCAACCCAACACAAGACGCGCAAAAGGCCAGATGGTATCTAGATCGGCTAATTATTAAGTTGCAGCAAACAACCGACACCAACACTCCATGACCACCCCAACCCCCGCCGATCGCCTGGCGCTGACTATTTGCTCGGCTAGCAACGGACGTGGCAGGCCTATTTGTGACACTCCCTGTGACCAATGCCGCCACATCAGCCAGCTCTACGCCCTCAAGCTGGCCGCCATCCTCCGGGAGCGGCACGGCGGCAGCTCAACAACCGCCGATTGGCTGGACGGGATCGACGAACACCAACCCACCGAGGAGACCCCATGACCCGCCTCCATTACTACGACGATGACTACTGGTCAGACCCCTCACAGGAGGGGTTAGCGGCTGGCGCATTGTGCTCGGCAATCCGGGGAAAACGGGGTCAGCGGTTCATTCGCGATCTAGTGCAGGCTTTAGATGCTCTGCCGTTGCCTGAGCTGGCGGCTGGTGCTCTGGAGGACGAGGAGACCGGATGCTGCTGCGCGTTCGGCGCCGTTCGCCGGTTCCGTGGCGCTCATGCGGTGCCGTTGTGGTTTCATCCTATGGAGGAAGACATGACTCCAGGTAATCTAGCTGAGCCGTTCAATGTAAGCAAAACGCTTGCTTGGGCTGTAGTTCAGGCCAACGAAGACGGAATGACCGGCAACAACCAATCAACGCGCCGTTTTCGATGGAAACGAGTCAGAGACTGGGCTGTTCGACAGCTTATCCCCACCACCACGGAGACCCCATGAGCGCCGACTTCCGCGCCCTGTGCGCTGAGCTGTTGCAGCCGTTGGCTGAGTACGACGGCGCCAATCCGTATCACGAGCACCGCGACCTGATCGACCGCGCCAGCGCCAAGCTGGCCGAGCTGGAGGCGGAGTTCACCGTCGAGGAGGTGGAGATGATCCAGGCGCCGTGGTCTTACTTGGCGCCGGCTGGACCGACACGCAAAAAGCTTCGGCTAATGGCAGTTGAATGGGGCCACCGCACGCCGGAGGAGTTTGCCCTGGCCGTCCTCGCCCGCTGGGGCCAGCCTGCCTTCACCCCCATCCCAGTGAGCGAGCGTCCATGGGAGCGCGACGGGTGGTGCGATGCCCTGGGCACCTGTTGGATGTGGCATCCAATCAACTTCCACTACTGCCTGTGCAGTCCCGATCCGTCGGTGCATACCCACTCGCTCCCCCACTGGGTCCTCCCGCTGCCCATCCCCGCGGAGGCGGGAGAGCTAAGCCCCAGAGAAGTCGAAGCACAGGAAGCATTTACAGAAATGCGAGATGAAATACTGAGTCGTTCGGACGGCTTAGGCGTAAACGAAGTTCTAAGCATTATTGACAGCTTCACGCCAGATTGGGTGTGAAAACCAGTATCCGACCCATCCCCATGAAACTCACCTGCTCCCAGGCCGAGCTCAACCAGGCCCTGGCCCTGGTGAGCCGCGCCATCTCCAGCCGGCCATCCCATCCAATCCTGAGCACCGTCCTGCTCTCGGCCGATGCCACCACGGGGCAGCTCACCCTCACCGGCTACGACCTGGCCCTGGGGCTCCAGAGCACCATCCCCGCCAGCGTGGAGACCAGCGGGGTCACCGCCCTGCCGGCGCACCTGCTGGGGGGCATCGTCGCTCGCCTGGCCAACGACAGCCCGATCACCCTTCACGCCGCCGGGGAGCAGGCCACCATCACCAGCCTCTCCGGCAGTTACCAGTTGTCCGCAGCCGATCCCACCGACTACCCGGACCTGCCCGCCGCCGCTGGCGGGTTCTTGAGCGTTGACGCTGACGCACTGGCCCGGGCGATCCGGGCGACGGCATTTTGTGCCAGTTCTGAAGAGAGCAAGAAGATCCTCATGGGCGTGTATCTGCTGCTCGATGACGCGGGCCTTGAATGCGCCGCCACCGATGGCCACCGACTGGCGGTCTTCATCGTCGACGACGACAGCGATGCGGGCGCGACCGCCAGCACCGGCCAACCGGGGATCACGATCCACGCTCGCAGCATCCGCGAGCTGGAGCGGTTGATCAGCAGCAACCCTGGCGCGCCGGTGACCCTGTGCCACCACCGCGGGCAGCTGGTGGCCACCTGCGGTGATCAGCGGTTGATCAGCCGCACGCTTGACGGCACCTACCCGAACTACCGCCAGCTGATCCCCCACTCCTTCAGCCGCGACCTGAAGCTCGACCGCCGCGGTTTCTCCCAGGCCCTGGAGCGGGTGGCGGTGCTGGCCGATCAGGAGAACAACGTCGTCAAGCTGCGCAGCGATCCCGAGGCCGGCACCGTCACGATCCTTGCCGACGCCAAAGACGTGGGCCGCGGCAGCGAATCCCTGCCGGTGGTCGCCGAAGGGGAACCGATCGAGATCGCCTTCAATGTCCGCTACCTGCTCGATGGCCTCAAGGCGATGACCTCGGACCAGGTGCTGCTGCGCTGCAACGCCCCCACCACCCCCGCCGTGTTGGAGCCCGTGGGGGTGGCGGTGTTCACATATCTGGTGATGCCGATAGTGGCGCGGGACATCCTGAAGGCCTCCCAGGTCAGGGCTTGACACCACCCCGGCCCGTGGTGCTACCATTTTCACATCACCGGCGAGGCCTGAGCGCCCCGGGGATTCCCACAAGCATTTCCCACCATGAACACCACCGCCCGTGCGGCGCGATTCGTCGCCGTTGCCTGTGTTGTAATCGGCCTACTCCTGTTGAGGGCCGGCCGCTTCATTTGGGCCCACCGCCGCGAGATCCGCGACGCGGCTGTCGCCGCCTATGCCGCCTGCCGCCTGGCAGCTGAGTGGGCCTGGGAGCGCCGCTCCGCCGTCCGCTCTGCAGCCGTCGCCACCTACGCCGCCGGCTGCCTGTGCCGCGACGAGCTGGAGGCCATCAGCGCCCGCGCAGCCCAGCTGGTGCACGCCAAGCCCCTGCGGTTTCTGCCCGCCCTGGCCCCGATTCTGGCGCCGCTGGCCGCCCCGCGGGAAGCGCTGGAGCGCTACCTGGCCCGGGCCTGCCCGGCTGCTGTGGCCGGCTGAGTCTGGCGCTGTCCCATCACCATCCCACCTCATCACCATGACAGCCATTCCCATGGCCCTGCCGCTGGCAAGCTCCCAGCCTGGGCCGATCCACACCGCTGACGGTCGCGCCTGGTATGGGCACGGGGATCGCGTCAACCCCGACACCGGAATGTTTCAAGAGGCATCCCTCACCCTGACCACTGCCCCCCGCCAGGGAGACGACATTTGGGTTGACGCCAACGCCATCACCATCCCCGGCACCCAGCCCCGCCCCTGGCCCACGCTGGACGACCTGGAGCGGGGCATTGCCGAGGCCCGCGCCGCCCTGGCGAGTACCCCACGGTTCTACGCAGCTGCCGCCAAGGCTTTAGCCGGGACAGCCTGCTGGAGGGCTCAGCGGGCTGTTCAGGAGGCCCGCATCGCCGTCGCTGACGCGGAGGCAGCCGCCGAACGGGAGCGGCAGGAAGAGCATCAGCGAGGTGAGGACTGGCTTGCGGCCATGGACGCCGCAAGCAACCAGTCCGACCTCAGCGAGCTGGGCCACAATGACCACCCAGCGCTAACACCGTCCCGACGCAACACCACCCTCCAATGACCACCACAACCCTCTACGACCTCACGGGCCGCCAAGCGCGGATTGCCAGTCAGATCGAAACGGTCGCCGCTTATCTCCTAGACCCCGATGTCGATACAGCGGCCATCTATGCCGACCTGGAGGAATTGATCACCGCTGAAGCGGACAACCGCATTGAGCTCAACGACAAGGCCGATGCCTGGTGCTGGGTGATCAGCAACCTTCAGGCCAGGGCCGAGGCCAGGAAGGCTAAGGCCAAGCAACTACAGGAGCTTGCCAAGGCCGATGAAATCCGGGCCGATGCCTTACTAGACCGCCTTGTGGGGGCACTCGGCAAGGTTGACCCTGATGAGACCAAGTGGGATTTCCAGGATAACGGCTTACGCAGCCGCAAGAGCAAAAGGGTCGAGATTGACCCAGAAATTGAGCCAGAAAACCTGCCCGACGCATATCAGCGCAAGATTGTAAGTGTATCTTTTGACAAAGAAGCTATGGCGCAAGATCTCAAGGCAGGTAAAACCATCACCGGCGCCCAGCTCGTTGAGCGCCGCACCTGGCGGGTTGCCTGACATGACCGACCCCATCTCCCAGACCGTCGAGGCACTGGTAGCCATCGTCCCCAATCGCCCCGGCGACAACCGCAACGCCCCGCTGGCGCGGCGGCTGGAGGTGCTGATCGAAGCCGCCGCGGCCATCGCCCGCGCGTTCCCCGACAACGGGGAGCTGGGCGAGACCGATGGCTTGGATCTGACCGTCCAGGCCCGCACCCTGGCCCATCTGGTTGACACCAGGACCCAATGGCGCCTTCCCCCCGGCTACAACCTGCCCCGCTGCAGTGAGGCGGCACTGGAGGCCTCGCAATGATCGACAACTGCACGATGGTCGCGGCTGCGATCATCCTCACCACCTCACTCTGTGCCGCCGCTGGTGCGTTGGTGTTGGTGGTGCTCACGAGGGTTAGGCCATGAGCTGGCAACCTATTGAGACTGCGCCAAAGGATAAGCAAATCCTGCTGTATCGTCCAAGCGCCGTCGAATGGTGGCGTGTAGCACCTGGCAAACATGACAACGATATGTGTGGAAAAAGGCAACCATTTTGGTATTGCTATATGGCTTTCGTAACCAAAACTGAAGCCAGGAGATGTCCTCCCACACACTGGCAACCACTCCCCGAACCCCCCACCCCAGAAACCAATGCTTAAAAACGACCGCTGGATCCGCGAACAAGCCGCCGCCGGCATGATTGCGCCGTTTGAGCCGCGCCTGGTGCGGCATCTCTTACCCTCCTCTCGCCTGGCGCCGGTGCTGAGTTATGGCTGCTCCTCCTACGGCTACGACCTGCGCCTCTCGGAGAAGGAGTTCCTGATCTTCCGCCATGTGCCCGGCACGGTGATGAACCCTAAGCGGTTCAACGACGACAACCTGGAACCCACGCGGCTGCATCACGACGAACACGGCGACTACTTCATCCTGCCGGCCCACTCCTACGGACTTGGCGTGGCGCTGGAGCGGCTCAAGATCCCCAGCAACATCACCTGCATTTTTCTAGGCAAGAGCACTTACGCCCGCCTAGGCGTGATCGCGAACATCACCCCTGGCGAGGCTGGCTGGGAGGGGCACCTAACCCTTGAGTTCAGCAACTCCAGCGGCGCTGACTGTCGAATCTACGCCAACGAAGGAATCGTTCAAGCGCTGTTCTTCGAGGGGGAACCCTGCGAGACCACCTACCAAGACAGGGCTGGGAAATACCAAGGCCAGCCAGAATCAGTTGTTACCCCGAGGATCTGACCAATGAGCACTCCACACAAGGCAACAAAGCGCCAATGGGAAAATATCGCATTGAGGGCTAAGGCAAACGAAGAAGAAGGGGAATTGGCTTGTGCATTTAGTACGGATTCCGTCCTTTGCGAAATAGCCGACCGCGTTGCCGCCCTAGAAGAGGATGATCACAAACAGCGCCTTGTTGCTTTGCATCACGAACAGCGCCTCGCCGTCCTGGAGGCAGCCGCCACCCAGCCGCCTGCGCCTGCCGCAGACCATTCCCGGGGCGCCACGGAAATGGTGGCCACGGATGAAGATCTGCGGAAATACTGGAATAAGATGAGAAATAGTGCAATGTTTGATGATGCCGTCCGCGCCGTCTACAACCTCGGCCGTCAGCACAGCGCCCAGTCCCGCCGGGAGCGGGAAATGGTTCCCCGGGAAATGGTTCCCGTGCTGCGGGTACTGGTAAAACCCGGTCCAGGTTGCAATGCCTCGGTTCTCGCATGGATCCCCAGCGTCGGAGATCTACCCATTGGGGAACACATTCTTTACGCCTTCCCTGGCGCCTCCCAGCCTCGCCAGGAGGTGGAAGCCGCCCCGTCGCCCGTCACCACCAACCAAGCGGCCATCGATCGCTTCGCCGAGTGGCTAGCCCGCGAAATGCCGCCTGGCACCGTGATTGGAGATCCGCTGCACTGGGCGCCGCGGATTGTCTTTGCTGTGCTCAATGCGTGCCAGAAGGTGGAACCCACCCAACCGCCCGCGCCTGCTGGCGGGTTGTTGGAGGAGGTGGCCCGGCTGCTTGTTAATCGGATTAGTGCCATGCCGCCTGGCGCTGACTGCACGCCATTAGCTCGCACCGTGCTCTGCGTGGTAGCGGACGCAGCGGAAAACATGGCACCAGACCCCAATCTCACATGGGAGCGGGTTGCCATCTGGTTGGATATGCATGAAATCCAAGCTGGAGGGCCAGAGTGATGGCTAAACCCCTCTCCCCCGCCGCGCAGGCGGTGCTGACCGAGCTGACGCAACAGGAGTACGGATTAGACCCGGCCGATATTCCGCGAGAGGCAGCGCGAATGGCAGCGCTGGGTGCCACCGCCCTCCGCGCTGCTGCTGATCATGTGGCGCCCCCCATCCCAGACGACTGCACTCCTGACGTGTTCAACCGCCAGCTCAGGATCCTCTCTGAAATCTTCGCCATTTCCGACGAGCTGGAGGGACGGGCCCATGGCTGATCCCCCTATCACCATGGTCATCACTCGAAGAAACGGAGGGGTAGCGTGGATGATCTGCTCTGGCAGGATTTGCGTGGCAGCTTCCACAATCCGCAAAGCGCGGTTTCTCCTGAACGCCATCTGCCGCTCCCGTGGCATCGAGCCTCCTCGATGGCCTAGGGGTTAGACCTGCCTGGGCAGGTGGCCAGCAGGGTGCCCAAAAGCGCTGCAGCTTTTAGGGCATCACCTGCCGCCGCCCCCCACCGATCCGCGCATTCCGGCCCGCGTCCAGAACAAAGGAGCGGCGCCCCAAAGGCGCCTACGGCAGAAAGGCCAGTGCAACCGACCAAGGCGATGGTGACAATTTTGTTCATGGCTTGCCTTGGATCTGTGGAAGGATGGGCTGCGCTGGCTGATTGATAAGCGAGGGCAGCACGGCTTGACCGAGAGCAATAAGTGTAGCCACAATAGCAATCGATTGCGCTATACGAAACTGCAGGCTAGATACACTGTTTTTTTTCTCTTTATCGCTACCTTTTCTTTCGGCTTCATCTTTCTCTAATACCTTTAGTGCATTTTTTAGTTCTTGAAGCTCCTTAGTGCTTGCAATTTTTTCTGCGTCATTGGCGGCCAATGTATTAACTTTTCTAAGCAAATCATTAAATTGATCTGCCGTCACCATCCGCCTCTCAATGTCTAGCTGCCGCATCTCTAGCCGGTCTACACGCTCTAGGTGGCGAGTGAGCTCGCGCTTGCTGTCTTGCAGGGACAGGTGTACCGCCTCCAACAAGCCTTCGACTTTGGAGAAGCGGTTGTAGAACGGCAGGAGATCAGATTCTCTCATGGGCTGTATGGAGTCCCGTCCTGATTGAACTCCGGCTGAATTGGGCCCTTGTAAAACCGTCCTACCATTAGATCCTGGGCTGTTTTTGTGGCAGTCGCTTCCGCTGCCTGCTGCACAACCATCTGAGGAGTAAAATCTATACCAAGTCGCTGTGATTCGCGAAACGCGGTGGCAGTGATTCCGGGGACCAGGTCTTCGGGGATTGTGATTGTGAAGTTCATTTGATTGAGGATTGAGTTAAATACCGATAACAGTCCACTGGCTGCCATTACACCAAACCTTGGCGATGGCAGACCCACCCCCAACAACGGCTGATCCAATCGTTGGTGCGCTCGCATCGCTTACCACAGCTTCCGCACGCCTGAATGTGGCGCTGGCTGCTGGCAGCTGAGCAACAGTGATCTCACGGCCAAACTGGAAGAAGCCCCGCAGATTACAAACAACGACATTACCAGCGACGCCAGTTCCATACCCTATTCCACCGTTTACCGTTACGACTCCACCGTTGGCAGCGTTTGTGGCGTTAGTGAAGGCGTTCCCACCGAGCAGGGCGAGCGGGGATCCTGTTGCGTTAGTCGGTGTTGCGCTTGGAGCAGTTCCTCTGGCTAGTGCCCGCACTTCCAAGCCAGAATTCTCTTCATCCTGGCCACCCCGGCTACCGCCTTCAATGATTTGATTAGTAACACCAGCGCCACCCTGGCGGCGCATGAGCAGCGTGAAAGCCGTTAATGCGCTTTCGTTATTAGCTGTAAAAAGTGGAGCGCTTGTCGATGTTGACGTAATATACGGAACAGAAACAACGTTCATACCTGTAAAGGTAAAAGTAGACGTGCTGTTTAGACCGACTATCCGGGGATCACCGCCGCTGCCTTGCCTGTCAAAATAAAAATCGCCCCGGCCGCCTGTGATGTTGATATGTGTACGGTTGTTTCCCAGATCAATACCAAATCTCAGCGATCCATTCTGGTGAACCGCAAACGGCCATCCAGTAAACCCAGGCGGGCAGTTAATCCCAAACGCACTGCCGGCAGTCGGCCAGCCGCTGCTTGTAGTTCCCGCAGGTTCAATCAGAACTGCCGGCTTAGTAGTAGTGCTCGTTCCCCCGCTAGTTATCCAGGTTCCCGACAGCAAAAGCGCCGAGGAACTAAGGGCATTGGCAACCGTAGATGTAAACCTGGAGCCTAGGGTTATGTTCCCAGATCCATCCACAGAGCTACCGGTTACAGCACCAAATGCGCTGGAGCTAGATCGAAACTGCAGCTCGCTACCGGTGCCGGCCGGTGATCCACCGCCAGGGCCGCCGGGCAGGTTGGTCAGCTGGGAACCGTCAACAGCTGGGAGGCGTGCGCTGCCGTCCAGGGTCACCACGTTCCCGGCTGCCGTGCCTGTGTTCAGGGCCGCTGCCGTCCCCAGCTCCAGTACCGCCCGCCCCGCCGCTGGGCTTGCAGCCCCCGCCAGGGATCGGCCCGTAGCGCCGGTGATGCTCAGCCACCATGCCGCCGCGGCCTGCCAGACCCGCTGCACCGTCCAGGCCCGCCGCGTCGTCTCGGTGCCCGCCTCTGCCGCCGCCTGTGTGACCGTGGCCGCCGACCATTCCCGGGCATCGGTCAGCCGGCTGTCGCCGGTCTGGACCGCCGTTGCTGCCAGCCCCGCAGCCGCGTCCCAGCTGGCCTGGTTGGCCGTGGTGGGCAGGCTGTAGCCGGTGGCGAACGACAGCGTGATGGAGGCGGTTCCCGATCCGGTGACGCTGAATCCCGTTGGCGCCGCAAACGCCGGGTAGTCGCCGGGGCCGGTGCCGCCCGCAGCGTCGATGGTCGTGTCTGTGATCGTCAGGTTGGGGCCGAGCGCCAGGTACCGCAGGCGTCCGGCTGAGTGATCCCAGAACACCAGCCGATCGGCACCC